CTTTGTCTTTCCCATAACAAAAAAGCTACTGTGATTAGTAGTAGCCCTATAACAATAACTTCAATCTTGTTTTTCATTTACTTTATGTTGGTCGATTTTATCTAAGATTAACTGCAGTAATTCGTTCTTTATTAAGCCAGCCCTAGCTGCATTCTTAAGTGCACTAATAAGTTGGAATATAATAAAGGGGGCACACACAGTTTCGCTTAACCAAAATGTTCCCTGAAAGCCTTTCTCAATCATCAGGATTCCTGTAAGCATAAATACCCAAACCATCAAGGTTTTAAGTACACTTAATGCTTTCCTAGTCTTAAAGCCTTCCATTTTTGTACCAGCCCACACACCAAAGAATCCGTCAATGAATACTACAGATACAACAGCTAAGTATTGTTCGGCATTGTCTGCTCCTAGATTAAGGAAGTAAGCTCCTAAGAAAGCTAAGAGAGTTGTACCTGTGTATAAGAGGAAAGAGGTTTTCATTTTCGCACACCTATACCTATACCGATGCCAATCATTACTTATAGGCAATTACACTACCTGAAGAGATAGCAAATCCTGTAATCACTCCTCCAGGAAGAAATGCTCCTTGCTTGAAGGTGATAGCACTCATACCATTGTTAGCCAACTCAGAAGCACCATTGATAAGAAATTCTGTGAATATAGTGTCTTCTTGCACTACTAGTGCGTTGTAACGTACATTTGATACTGTACCTGTGCCGTGCCGTTTAAAGCCTCCTGAGCCTACAGAAAGTCCTGTGTGTGCTGAAATCGCTCTCAAGCGTTTTCCTTGTTCATTTACTTGTTGATTATTATCCATTTTTTTTCGTTATTAAAACCGACTTGCGTCCGACATTACAAAGTTAATTTTAATTGCTGTTTTGTCAAGTTATTTCTTAGTCTGGAGACATCTGGCTTTGTTGTAGTTGCTCAAAACTTTTCTGAATAGTGCTACGTCTATTCTTTTGAAATGCTTTCTCTACTGATTTATAAAATTCAGTCTGTTCATTCTTAGGAGCTTTAGGTAACTTGACATCATAAAAGTCCTGTAACATAAATTCTATTTGTTTTACATCTTGAGTACCTTCATAAGCACTAATGTCTTTTTCCATCTTAGCAGCCTCAATAACTGGGTTTGTAGATTCCATCATCATCTTTTCTACTTTAAGAACTCCCCACTCAGCAACTTTAGATTTCATCTCTTCTACGTTAGGCTTGGACATTTTATCCCATTCTCCTTCCATGAAGTAGACATTGTCTTGAGGGTCTCTCGCTAAAATTTCTTTTTGCAAACCAGATATTTTTTGTTGAATCTGTACATAATCTCCCAAAGGATCTTGCATTCCTAACATCGGATTAAGCTTTAACATATCCATAACTCTTTTTCTAGGTGCATAGAATGGTTTTAAACCTGACTCTACTCCATAGTATTTCATAGCCATTGCAAGTACTCTAGGTAATCCTCTAGTAGGAGCAGGGGTATTAACAATGCTGTTACCTCCCATGTCTCTTCTTTGTTCGTAGTAAGGTTCAAATGGGTCTGTGATATTTCTTACATCAAAAATTGCTTCAAAGATTTGGTCAAAACTTCTCATCTGAGGTCCAAATAAAGCATAGAGTCCATGTCTTACTGCACTACTAGCACCTCCTTCTTCATCTCCTGGTCGTGCTAAAGGTTGTCTAAAGAATGTTTTATAAATCCAGTTAGAAGGAGCAAGTAATGGATGTAAGCTAATTGCTTCATCATATGTACCTAAGGAGATAATAGCTAAAATTGATAGCAACTTAGAAGGGTCGTCATCTCCTCCCCCTCCTAATCCCATAAATAAAAGTGAAGTTAATCCTAATGAAATAGCATGTAGTCCTACTACGTTTAAAGTATCTCTGAATATTCTTTGATGTTTTTCTTTCTCAAATTCAGTACTTCCCAAGTCCATTCTTTCTCCTGCAACTAAGTATCGCATTTTTCTAAGTAAGGATTTTCCACCTTCTGCGTAAAATCCCCCCTCTAGATTACCTGTATACAAAGAAAGTCTACGTTGTCCAAAGTTTGTTTGGAGGTTAGGAGCTAACCAACGTCTCATAGACATCACCATACTTGCAAAAAGATTCTTCTCATAAGCAGAACGAGACCTTCCGTAGTAGTTACCTTGAGTACTAGTGTATAATTCGTGAATTTGATCTCTTAACTGTTGTTCTACTAGTCTTAACTTTTCTTGCTTTACTGAGTTTACTTTTTCTAAACTATTAATTTTTACGTCTACTGAGGTTAATAGTCCTTTTAATTTTGTCTTTTGCGCACTGCTTAGATTTTCTATAGTAGAGACTCCTTCTTGGGCTAAAAACGTTGATATGATTTGCTTTCTGTCTTCTACTAAAGAACGCATTGCGTTTAACTCTAATCCAAATACTCCTTCTTTTGGAACAAGGATACCGTCAATTACTTCATAAGCATCACTTAGATTAACTCTAGTTTGTTGACCGTTAATTACAATAGGTACGTCTAAACGAGCAATTAATGCTTCATAAATAGGTATGGTAGAAGCCATCTCCATATATCCAAATATCTGACCACTGAAATTCTCAGCATTAGCATACTTATAAATACTTGTCTGGTGTACGTTTGTAGCTAGTTTAGTTGGATCTGCAGCAGGCAATGCCCTGAAGTGAACTAGTTTTAATGCATACTCACTATGTTGCTTAGATCCTATCTCGAGTGAAACTAAGCTTCGCCTCATAGTTAAACCTTTCCACCACGCTCTAATTAATTCTTTTCGGGTTAACCCATATTTATTTTTACTTAAAACAATCTTAAGAAAGTTGTTAAAGATGTTTTTAAATACACGCAAAAAATTAAACAACAAGACTCGACTCTGACTAAACCTAAAGATTCTTCTCATAGCACGCATAGTAGCTTTCATGTATGGGTTATCTCCCAAACTAGTGTTGCTTACTTCGCCTCCATAAAAAAATCTTTGAATCTCATTATCAAGCATCTGAACATCTCCCTCAGGTATGTTTGTACCTAAAGCAGCCTCTCTAGCCGCAAATACTGCAGGCATTGCTTTCTTTAACCCTGCAAATTCAGAAGCATATGCTCCATACTCAGCAAGTGACTGAACCAATACACGAGATACTTGATTTGTATTTAAAGGTTCTTTGTATCTAGTTTTAATTAACTGTACTTTTCTGTTTGATTTTGCTATCTTCTGTTTGTCTTCTGAATCAACTAAACTAGATATCTCATCTTCATACTGATCTTCCCCTGCTAAACCTGGTTTAAAGATAAGTTTCCAACCATCTACCCAACCTTTGAATCTAGCCAAAGGATTGGTGTACATATCAGTTATATTTTCTTTAGCATCTCTAATCTTGTTAGGAACAACATAACCTTCAAGACGTTGTGATACTGGTAGGTTTCTTTGTATGTCCTCGTAAAGACCTACCATCTCATCAGCAATGTCTTTATCGTCCTGAAGTGACTTAGTGTAAACTTCGTTGGTGTATTTATTGTCTGTAGTTTGTCTAGGTCTAGCGGACCCTAAGAAGTTGTAATCTTTGTTTTTATATTCATCTCTAACTCTAGGTACTGCCCAATCAAAGTTTGGATTCTCTTGTTTTATATAAGCAGCGTTACGAGGAATAGTACGGTTCCAGATATAAATAGGTCTTTCGTAAACTTTAACTATCTTTTTTCCTGATTTCTTATCCGTGTAACTCTTCTTAATCGAGATATGGTTTGCTTTATACCAGTCACTCTCTTTGATTCTTTGTTGCAAACGCAACTCAGTAATCATATTCTCATAGGAAGATACTAGATCATTCCTATGTTTATCTGTACCAAACTCAGAAGGATGATTTAAGACAGGTAAGTTATCGTCTAGCTCTAAATCTTCATCAACTAAACCTTCATTCTCAATATACTGGTCTGCTAACTTCTCCGCAAGTTCTTTAATCTCTATTACTTGTTGAGCATCTGCATATAAGTCTACTCTAGCGGCACGAGCAACGCTGTTGTACTGCTCTACGTAGTATTCCGTAGTTTCTTTAGTTTGAATATCGCTGATCTGTTTGAATAGAACTTTTAGAGTTTCTTTATCCTGGTCAGATATCTGTCTATTTTCTTCTGCGTCCTCTTTAAGTTTTTCAATCTTTGTCTCTAAGTCTCTAATAGTTTGTCCTAACCCTCTTTGAATTTGGCTACCTACTATAATACCATCCTGGTCTCTGTACCCTTTAACTGAATTAAAGAGTTCATCATATGCCTCACTCAACAAAGGATCTTCTCCATACTTAAGGAAAATGTTTTTGATTTTATCTGCAATGCTTCTTTGTAATTCAAAAAACTCAGGGTCAATCTCAGTACGAGTGTTAGCGTTTAACCACTTGTTTAACTCGTTCTTAGCTACTTCTAATTGTGCTGTTATATCGACTAACTCATTTTGTTTAGTAGTAACATCCTGACCAAGGGCAATCTCATCTGCAATGTCTGTATTTAAGATACTAATTTTACGTTCTAAGTCAGCTACTTTTTGTTTACGTGAGTTCTTCTCAATCTCAAAACGTACTTTAACTTTATCTGGGATTACAAATTCAATAGCTTCTAGTGCCTTACGTTTATTCTTATAAGCAATAATAGAATCTGCAATGTTTCTTTCTTTAGTTCCTTTAGGTTTCTCAGTACCATCTTCATTATAAATAGAACCTAGTCTTTCATAAGCTCTTCTTAACTCTGTTCTATGCTTTCTTTCTTCTTGACTAGCCTCTGCATCTCCAAATACAGCCTGGTGTTCTTCTAGTTGGTCTAGTAAGTCTGTACGAGCTGCTCTAGCTTCTGAAATTAATAAGTCTTCTGCTTCGTAATACTCGTCTGTGTAAGGGCGTACTGCGTAATCATCTAGGAACTTTTGTAATTTTTCTTGAGCCTCTATTATTTCTGCTTCTACTCCTCCTTTTTTAGCAGAGTCTACATTTCTTTTTAACTCCTGCAAATCATTTCTAAACTCAGCCTCTTTAAACTTTGTATTATAAGCAAGTTGTTTTACTACTCTACGAACACCATTGGCATCATAGTAAACCATATCAACTTCACGAGTTAAATTCTTATAGAAGTTATCTATACTTTGTGTCCAGCGGATACCTTGCTTTTTATTTCTGGCTTCAACTTTATCAAATAATTTTTTAGCTCTGTTAGTATACTCAAGACTCTTGTTACCTGCCTCAGTTAAGTGTACATCTAAGTATTCTTTAACTACCTGAACCAAAGGACTGCCTGTCATGTTAGCAACTGCCAATTGATTAGCAACTTTCAAGTAAATAGTAAAGAAGTTAGCACCCGTGTATTGAGGGTTCATACCAGTTTGAAGTAACTTAATAATGTTTTGTTGAGTAGGAACCCAATCTCTAAACATCCTAAGCTGACTCAAGTCCTTTAACATATCAGCTGCTTTCTTATTCTGATTGCTTGCCAAAGCTTGTTGATACAACTTTTCTTTAGCATCAATCTCTTGGTTCAATTGACTGTTGGGCTCTTGTAACTGAGCAGCAATTAATCTAAAAGGCTCACTTAACTGGGATGCTACTGGAGCTAAAATAGAAGACTTAGCTTCATTTCTCAAACTGTTTGATCTATCAGAAATGTTTTTAAGCTTGGCAATTAACTCTTGAGAAACAATATCAAAGTTCTCTACTTGACTTCTGCGTTCTTGTCTAAACTCTGCAGCTCCTATAGGATTTATATTTAAGTCAGTCTTTGTTTGTTCGATCCTCAACTGAGGCATTAGATACTGATTGTAAGCAGCCATCTGTTCTTGAACAAAGTCAGCTATGTGTATTGCATGGTTAAACACTGATACAGCATCTTCTGAACTATAATATCCTAAGTTATTTCTATGTAAGTCAACATCTTTAATAACTCTATCTACTAACTGCTCCATTGCTACTAAATAATCAATAGAAGATTTAATAGTACTTGCTAAGGATGCACTTGATATATTACCAAATTTTTCTCTGATTCTTTCAATAGAAGCAAAACGTGGGTCAATCTCAGACAACCCCTGACTTAGTTGTTTCCAACTAGAACTATTAAAAGTACTATCAACATACTGTTGGAACTGACTTAAGTTAACACTAAGTGGGTTTAAAGGTTGTGCTGCATATGGTTGGTTAAATCTTAGTTCATGTTCACCTGCTAAGTCTGGCATATCTTCTAGATTATCCAGATAGTCAAAGTAATCATCTACTGTTTGATTAACTCTATCAAACAAGGTATCTCCTAAACCTAATACATTCTTTAAGAATCTCTTTATGTTTTCTGTAACACGTCCTACAAATGTTTTGTCTTTATTTGTTCTCTCTGCTTCTTGTAGATCGTTTCTAAAGTAGGGATTAGAGAGATACTCTGACACAAACTCTTCAACATTCTTAAAGCCGTAGTGGTGCTGTAGTCTAGGAAATTTAGATTTATACTCAGAGATGTATTTCTCCATCTCCTGTCTAAATTTAATTTCTTCTGCAGTTACTGGATTGGTTAAAGCTGATATCGTGTAAGCGTGTACTGCTTCGTGAATTAACTCCCGAGCAAATGAATCTTTATTAAATTCTGATGTTACTGTTTTACCAATGTATATGGTGTTACTCTTCGGGTCGTAAAAAGACCTTTGGAACTCTTCGTCTACTTCAGCATCATCAAATACTGCAAGTTTGAGTGTTGGATTTATCTTCATTAAATTACGCAGTCTTTCTAACATCTTATGTTGGAAAGGAGGTAACTCTTTGTTCTTAAGTAAGTTATCCATCAACTCTATTAATCCTGCATTGGAAAAATCCGCAACATTATTAACAATCATATCAGGAAACTTTACTGTTCTTAAGTAATCTTTACTTACAGGTTTTACAGACTTCGCAGCGGCAGCTGTTGAAAGAGATTTATTATCTGCCGAATCTAATATTTTTACTTGACTAGAATCAAAAGCAATAAACTCAAGAGCTTTAGATAAATCTAATGCATCTCTATTGTCTTTGCCTTTGGTATTATCATTGACATTCTGATTTTTAATATAATCATCTATAGCAGCATCTTCATTTTGTATATTAGATATATATCTATCAAATTTATATTCAGGATGAGTTATAACACCATCGTAACCAGCATCTTTTAACTTTTGTATGTCTGTTTCTTTTCTTATAGCATTACTAGCAGCGTAGTACGGATTTTTGATATTTAAAACTGCTCCATACTTAGTAGCACCATACTCAGAAAACATTTCAACATTCGGAGTAAAGAATAAACCTGTAGGTCTGCCTTCTGTAAATCTGGTTGCAGGTTCATTTGTATTATTGTAAACTACAATAGGATTTCCATTTGCATTTGCAACAACAGAATCTTTTGTAAACTTGATATTGTCACTCTCTGTAGTACGTTTATCTAAACTCTGCTTAAAACCTACGGCGGTCTGTGCAGAGATAGCTGGTTTAACTGACAGATAATACTTGCCGTCTCTTGCTAATACCTCACTCTCTATTAAACTGTACTTGGGGTTTAAGTTAATCTCATTGGTGATTAGGTTAAAAGCATTTGGATTAGCATAACCTTTGTTTAGGTAACCTAGACTTGCTACCTCATCCATTTGTTCTCCTGCTCTAATCTCCCGTGGATTTAAGTTCAGTCTAAGGTGTGTATTGATTTGATCTAAAGTAGGCTCCCCAGCAAAGTTTAGCTTAGGGCTGTATCCTTGTTGACGTTTAGTCCAATCAAAACCAATTTCGGTTTTAAAACTAATAGTGGTAGTAGCCTCATATATTCTTCTCCCTTCAGCAGGTGGGAAAAATGATGTCAACTGGTAGTAGGCAGGACTAGTTATAGTTTTACCGTTGAGTGGAGATTTTATTTTTGCAAAACAAGACATTGTAGAATGTTGTATTATTAGTTATACAAATTTAATCGAAATAACAAGGAATGCAAGTAAAGACTTGCACCCCTTCACTTTGTAAGTTAAACTATCTCACAGGTATCTTCTTCAAACCCTAAGTCATCTAAGTTACCCTTATCATCATCTTTCTGATCAGGGTCTAACTTTAAGGTAAGTTGAATGGCATCTGTTTTCGTTGGAGGAAACTGTGTCGGAGTATTGGGCACATTGGTATCCGTAACATCAGAATCTTCTTCAAAGGTTTCCAATGAATCTTGTTCAACGTTACTTGCTCCAAAAGGTTGAGTTATTTGAATTCTAGATGTAGCTCCTGTATGATATACTGTAAACTTAGCACCTATTTCTTGTAAGTAGTCTATAAACTGACTATCTACTCCTAGCATATCCCCTACTACAAAAGTTGCTGCTTGTTCGGACAGTCCTTTAATTTTTCTTTTTGTTTCTACAGACAACTCTTGCCCTGCAAGTTTTCCATTTCTTGCTAACATTACAACTAAAGGTTGTCCTTTTAATTTAATAGAAGCGGAATATATCTCATTAACATATTTATTCTTATCTCCATCTAGAAATCTTGCTCCTGAAGTAATAGGTTCTTCTCCTTGTTTTTGAGCTATTTCTTTAGCAGAAGTAAAAGTAGAACCTTTACCATTCTTAGAAAGTTCTCCTATAAATACATTAGCAATCTGTCTCATTGCTTTATCCTTACCATCTCCTTGTGGAGTTCCTTTACCTGTGTTTTCAAAACCACCTTGGTATCCTTGGAATCCTTTAACACTAGTAGATGGTTGAGTAGGTTTAAATGTTTCAGTATATACATCTCTAATAGCTTGTTTACCTGCTTCTGTTGTACTTGATGATGTTCCTATTCCTGCAAAGTTTTTAGTTAATACAGGAGTATTTATAGATACAAAATCTTGTTTTGTATTATCCCATTTATACCAACCTTGAGGGTAATTATTATTAGCAACTTGATTAAACACATAAGTTGGTTTACCCATTGTAATACCTAACTGTACAGCTACACTTGTACCTCCATTTACTTGTGGTACTAAAGCTTTTTTTGTTGCTTGACCTCTAGCTATTGTAATATCTGCACCTTTTGGTATAAGAGAACCAATAGCAAAAATACCATCAGCATTTTTAACTTGAGCATAGTTTCTAATTTTTTTAGTATTTCTAGTTGTATGATTAGATTCTATTCTACCCATAGCTCTTTCAGCATTAGTTACAGCAATTTGAGCTTCTCCTGTTGCAGCTCCTTGTAAAGCTACAGGTCCTACATCATTTGTAGCATCAACAGGTTTTACTCCTTTAGCTTGTAATCTAGGATCAGATACAGCACCATCTGATGGTAATAAATAATGTTTATTATTTACCATACTAAACTCTTCTCCTATAATATCCCATTCAGCATCATAACCTTTAGCACCACCAGAATGATTAGTAAAATCAGCAGGGTTAACACTAGTAGATAGAGATTGCTCAAGAGACTCTATTTTACTTGAGATGAGGTTTTCTCTATTCTTATATATCTTAAGTACTTCTGGGCTTAATCCAGTAATGGTCTTAGCCATCTCCCCATAGTTATCTACAAAGAATGTACTTGAACCTTTGATAGGTCCCGCAGTCTCAAGAGCCATTTTAGTAGAGAATCTAACTAAACTTAAGTAAGCCTCAAACTTAGGACTGTCGGTATCTTTAAGTTCTGTTAGCTTGTTGAAAGCATTTGTAGTATAGCTCACATAAACTTCGTGAGGCACAATAGTAGATACATGACCAGATGCAAATGAACCTGCGTACTGCAAGTAAGAACCCATACCTAAGTCTTCAAAGAAACTTTTAACTTCTGCATTAGGGCTGTTTAAACCTTCTAAGAAAGCAATTCTATAACTTTTGCTGTTCTCATCTACGTCAGTGTTCTTTAGTTTAAACTCAATCTCTCTGCCTTGATTCTCTACATCTATGTAGATGTTAGTCATGACAAAGTTGTTTCTCATTTCTGGATTCTGTAATAATTTCTGGAATCTTTCTGCCATATTATTAGCAGTTGTTCTTACAAATATTCCTTTCTTACCTCTATAGTATTCTAGTAAGTTTCCTTTCTCTGGCGTTTGGGCGTTTAGTAGAACATAAGGGACTAGTATATTGTTCTTGTAACTTTGAATTGCTAGCATCTTTTCCTCTTCTTTGAACAATCCTTTCCTCTCCATAAAGGTATAAATATCTGAATGGACTTCTTTAGAATCTGATAGAGGATAAATCTGTCTCATAGTTTGTTGAACAAGATTACCTACATTAAACTGTGCTAAGGCAGAGTCTTTGAACATAAAATCAATAGCTTCTGCGTTAAAGTTATTCTTTAGTTTGCTACTAGCTGTTAATAATTCTTCAGATTGGAAAGAAGTTCTATAATTAGTAGTGTTAAAGTCACTCATAGAAGTTAACTCTCTTAAACTATCCTGTTGTCTTACTACTACATAGAACTGCATCAAGTATGCTAAATCTCTTATAGCAGCCTCTTCCTCACTTAAACTTTCTTTAGGATTAAAGTTGCCTATGTGTTTGTTAAATCTAGGATTTACTAATAGATTGTTTACGAAAGTATCTGTAATACTGTTGGTAGATTTTACTTTTAAATTACTAATGCCTAACTGAGCAGCATTAATTAATGCTTGAACCTCAGGGTCTGTAACTTTAGTAAGTCTATTTTTAATTAAACCAAGAATTGCTTTCTTTTTATTAGGTCTAATATTATCTAGTTTCTTTTGAATCTCGGGTCTGTTACCCAACTGAAAAACTGTTTTAATGATAGGAGAGTTAATCAATCCTAACACTTGTTCTACTGGGGTTCCTGTAAGAATCATTGCGTGTGCCAATGGGCTAGTCTCTGCATCTAATCCTAATAAGATAATCCAATCTTCCTTAGCAATATCTACGTGTCCATTAATAAACTCACTTAATACCTTAGAGATACGGTTTTCTCCCCGTGCATCTTTCTTACCTCCTAAAAGTATATTCCCTTCGCTGTCTTTATTAGACTCAAAGTAATACTTCTTTAGTAAACTACCTGTAATCTTCAATCCTGCTCTTTGAAATTCTTTCTGAAGCGTATTTATCTTAGCATCGATACCTAGTGCATCTTTAGAAAGAATGTTCTCCATATAGATTCTCCAAGAAGTTAAAGGACTAAATACAGCTGTAGTGCTTATCTTCTCTCCTGGAGTTGTATACTGAGTTAAAACACTATTTGTATTTGGGGTAATCAATGCATTGTATAACTCTCCTTGCATCAACACCCCCTTAAGAGTATCTACTAAGTTATTACTTAAACTCTTTTTATAAGCATCTATACTTGCTACCTCTTTACTAAGTTCTCTAAGTTTATTTTTAACTAAAGACATAGTCTGTAATACACGAACATCGTTTGCATTATCAAAACTATCTAAGTCTGCAAAAGCTCTTTGCAAATCTTCTTTATCAGAAGCAGCTTCTCTTGCCCAAGTAGCATCTTCTTTTGTTAGGAAGCCACTATCCAAGAAATCTTCTACGAGTTCTTTAGCTTCTTTAATTTCTTTTTGGATTTCATTAATTTCTTTCTTAAGAGACTCTCTTTCTCTAAAGATGTCATTGTCAGCAATCTCTTTTTCTATTAACTCAGTTAAAGCTATAAGTTCTTGTTTGGTTTTCTTTAATTCTTTTTGTTTCTCTAACTTACTTTCGTAGTCCTTTACATTGAATTCTTTCTTATAAGTCTCACCTTTGTTGTCGTAAGCTGTTTCAAAGAAAGTTAATTTATCAATGTCATAATCTCCTCCTGATTTAACTACAATTTGTGCAGGAAGAACCATAATTGCTCCAACAGTCTCTGGCAAAAACTCTTTAATAGTTGCATACTCCATCTGAGAAAATCCTTGCACAGGGATACGAACACCTACCATAGTTAATTTATCCATGTGTTTTTTCTTCCAAGCAACATCTAAAGGAGCTTTAGATCCTAGAATTTTATTTAACTGCTTTAAAGTTTCTACTTTTCCTTTACCATACTGTAGATTGAGTAAGCCTCCATGTTTTTTAACATTGAATCCTACTTTAACTTCCATAGGTAAAGTTTCTCCTGTAATAGGGTCTCTTGTATAGAATTGAAGATCGTTAGCTCCAAATTCTTTCAACTGTTCGGCTGTCGGTTTAACGTATCGCTTAGCCTCAAACCCTGTACCTGCTACTTGAATGTAACTTTCCCCATTGATTTTCTGAGAAATAACTTTATTATTAATTACATTTAGAACAAGACTCTCTAGTTGATTTCTGTTATTGATTGCATCTAGGGGGTACTTGAATGTACCATCTTCGTTTACTTGAATAAATCTACGTAATGCATCAGGAGCTTCTTTATTCTCTAACTCTTCTGCAAAGAACCTAGCCATTTGTAACTGGTCTACTCCTACAATTTCTCTAGCTTCATTGCGTTTAATTCCTAACTTTCTTTCTAGTTTAACTGTTTCAAAAGTAACTAAGTCATTAATATTGTTTTTAAATGAATCGTACAAAGATTGAATCTGTCTTTGTGTTCCTTCACTAAAGTCAGAAGATATCTCCCCATTCTCAAAGAAGTCTCCAAATACCAACTTCATCATCTGAGTAGCAAGTGTAGCCTGAGTCTTAAACTTAGGGGCTTGGTACTGCTGTTCTCTTAAGTTCTCAAGGTGAATAGATGTAACGTTATTTTCGCCTAGTGCGTCATTTACTACAAGTACTTTTTCTCCTTGGTCGTTAGTTACTTCTTTGTAGAAATCAATAGACTCTCCATACTGAGCCATCTTAGAACCAGACTTAAATGTATAGTAATTTATTTTGTTCCTATACATTAACTCAAGTTGTTTCTCTAAAGCTTTACCTTCTATGGCACTAGGGATCAAAGGAATCAATGAGTATTTATGTAATGCTATTAACTTAGGGTCTTCTACAATAGCTCCGTAGTGACCTAACTTAAGAGGTGGGAATAGCGCAGAGCCAAAGTTTTCTACAATCTCATTCTTCTCTTTATATAGTTCTTCTGCATTTGTTGGATTGTTCCTTAACTCTTGATTAATTTTTACTAGTCTTATTTGTTTGTTATATGCTTGTTCTTGTTCTGAACTCCAACGATTGATTCCTAGTAGATAGTTACGGTAAGAGTCTAGAGTAATTACTCCTTGGGCATTAGATTCTTCGTCACTTTTGTTTATGTACGCAGAAAATTCTGATTTTTCATTCTCAGTTAAAGCATCCCAACTATCATCAGTATCATAAACTTTCTTATACTCTTCGTAAGATTCAGCACTAAAAGTATTTACATCATTATAGACAACTGTTTTAAGAATTGGGCTAAACTTATTAGATACTCCTGTATATGCAATACTTAATGCGTCTTGATTTGTGTCATTATCAAAGAACTCTTGAGCTGCCTCATCCCAAAAGAACACATTACCAGGAGAAGAGGTGAAAGGAATACGTTTGAATATCTCACGAGCATCTAAATTAGTCTTATTAAAATTTGATAAATCTCCAACAAACATTTTTAAGAACTCAACGTTATGTACAAAGCCGTTCTTTAAATAAATCTCTGCTAAGTACGATAGGTTTTCTACTGTAATCTTTGGAGGATTGTCTCTAAGCTCACTTGGCAATAGCTGTGTACTTATAAGATTAAGCTTATTTAACTTCTCTACAGTTTGCTTTAGTCTTTGAGCTTGAGTTACTTCTTGTCCTGTTTTAATATTTACAGAAGTACTAAAGGTATCTAATAACTTGTCTACTAACTTCTGAGACTCTTGTCCAAAGTAATCTTGTAAAACAGAAGACATCATTGATGTAGCCTCTGTGTATGCTGCAATTACTTCTTCTTTAGATGTAGCGTTTTTAAACTTATTTAATGTTTCTTCAGGAAGGATATCATTGAAGATAAATAGGTTCTTACCTAATCTATCGTAAGTAGTTCCTCTGCCTTTCTCTTCTATTAACTTTATAATCCTTGTTGCTTCTGAAGCTAAGTACCCATTAAATAAATTAGTTAAATCTTTCTCTGCCTCTACTCTATTTGTAGGAGTAATCATTTCAGCAGCATTTAAAGCTATATAAATCTTTTCAGAAAGAATTGGATTAGAAGCACGTACTGTAAAAGCAGATGTTTTGTCTCCAAAACGTATATTTTCCATCTCAAGAGATTGGAAAAAACTAGCAAAGTCTTGGAAGATTTTATCATTTGGATGCTGGTCAGTAGTTGTCCTACCTGACTTAGCTCCAAAATTCTTAATCTCCATACCATCAAAGTTGGCTATGTTAAGTTCTATAGGATTACCTAACGTATCTTTTTTACGTACATAAGTAGCTAGAGGGTTTGCTTCTATAGCATTCTTAGTTCTAGGTAATCCAAACATTCGTTGTAGCCAAAGTGACCCTAGCATATCTGGGTTCTTACGGTAATCAAATCTTTCAAAACCTGGTGTGTTGATTAACTCATCATAACTACTTACTGCATTGAGTACATTTGTCTGTTGAGTTAAATAAAACCAAGGACCTCTTACAAACTTTTTCTTGTCTGCTGCGTTCATATATGAACTTGGTCTAAACTCGGCATCGTACTGAGTAAAGAAAGTAATAAAAGGATTAAGTTCAGTTTTCTTAATACCTAAGTATCCAATTGCTTGTTTAACACCCCCCTTGTAACGTAACTTGTTATCTGCAAAAGCTTGTGCTAGTGCTGCCTCTACATCAGGTCTTACTTTACCTTTAGATACATAAATATCTTGAATGGTATCTCTAATAAATGAAAGGGGCTTATCTACTTTTATTTTAGCATCATCTGCTAGATACTCATTTACAATACTAACAATCTTTAACTTCTCATATATAGTCTTTAACTTATCTAAGTTTGCTTGTATAAATTCCTTAGTCCCGTTAACATTAGTACTTTTAAGATACTCTTGATTATTAAGTCCTAATCCAACTGATTGTAAAAACTGTACAAACTTATCTACCCGAGTAGGAAATAGAAAGTTTTGCATAGGAACTTTCTTAGCTAAAGCACTTCCTAAGTCATTAAATAAACCTTGAAAGTCTTCAAGAATTCCTTCTAAATTTACTTCATTTCCTTCCAGACCTTTTACTAGATACTTTTGATTGTAACTAAAATACTGAGAATCATAAAGAGCTACGGCATTTCTAACAGGTTGAAACCCTTTTAGTTGTTGAGTTGTAGCAATCTTACCATCTTCTTTTAATGTAACATCTACTACTACAGAAGAAACTTCAGGTACACTAAACACTCTTTTAAATTCACTAGCTAATAAGAACTGTCTAATATCTTTAAAACTTCCAGGGATTTTAGCATTTGGTATCTTGCTCAACAAATAACTAAACTGAGGATACCTACTAGCTAAACTTTCAATAGCTTCATACATATCAGAATAATTAGTCATACCTGACAATGTACTTCCTAGTAAACTCCAATTCTTTTGAAAGTCACCTGACTTAGGTAGACCCGTTACATTTGATTGAACTTGAACTTGTGTAACTTCTTGATACTCTTCTCCTGTTTCAAAATCTATCTCTCCTGGGATAGCAGTACGATAAGCAGGTAGTGAAGTAACTAACCCTAGTATAACTGAAGATGCCCTTTGAGCTTGTGACTTGTCTTTTGATTTCCAATCTTCAGAATCTCCAAACTGACTTTCAAGTTCTGCCTCTCCTACTAAACCTTCTTTAGAATCGTACCAAGACTTAATCTTATCGAAGTTTTGTACAAGGATTTCATTGTATGCTAATCTCTCAGGGTCTTCAGAAAAGTGTTGTCCTGCCTTTACTCTACCTAAAATAGTATTACGTTGGTTTACTAACTCACTGTATACACCATCCCATGACTTCTTTACTCCTAGTAGATACTGAAGTGTGTCATAGATGTCTTGGCCTTGTTCTTCTGAAAAGAATATTTGACGAGCAGTCTCATTAATAACACCATCTGGAATATTAATTGCCATACTAGTTGGTAAGTTAATACTTGATTTAAGTTGCTCTCTTTGATCTTGTGCTTGCTTCTGTCTCTTCTCTATATAACTTACCACCTGTTCTAAAGAATAGTCGCCTTCTTCGTTAGGAGTGTACTCTCTAGTAAATGCAGGTAAAAAACTTTGTGCTACTAACTTAAGTGCATTCTGTCTTTCTCCTTTTGTTACTGGGTGATTTAGTAGAGCAGTATAGAGAGGATTTTCTATTACCTCATTTCCTACTTTCTTTTTGTCTAAAGGTTGTTCATTGTTTGCATTCCAAACAAATATCATAGCAGGTTCAGACAAAATCTGTCTGTACTCTTTTTCGTAGGAAGTTCCTTTTATACTACAAGCGTTCATCTTTTACTAACATTTTGGGGGGTTAAGTGCATCAGGATCAGTACTTCCTTCAGTTGGAAGAATTACTCCTAATGTATCCATATCTATACCTAACAAATTTAGTACATCAAAAACGTTTTCAGCATTTTCTGAACCTATTTGTGGTAAATTCTCTTCTAGCTTACTTAAGTTTGTTTGGTCTGCAATTACAGGTTCAGTAGTAGTAGGTGCAGCAGCTGGTGTCTTAGAAGGCTTTTCAGTACGTAGTTTAATGTGTTTGATAATCTTAGAATCAAATCCAAGTTTAATCAAATTAGTTGACACAGGACTCTTATGCTTGTCAAGTACTTCTGCTTTCTTACTACCTAGAGTTAATCCTTTTATTGTTATAACTCCTGGCTTAACAAATAAGCTTCCTTCGTTTTCGTTTAAGTAGTTATGCATAGCTAAGAAAGTCTTACTATCATACTTACTGAACTTTGGATTCTTACCATTCCACATAGATTTAATAAACCATCCATCGGTAGCAAACCCAGTAATAGGAGTCCACTCACCCTCAGACTCTGCACCAGTACCTGTGCCTGTTGATTTATACACTAGGAAATGTTCTCCTCCTGCAAATACATCTACCATTCTACGACCTGATACCTCTGCACGAAAACTACCTATAGTCCAAGGTGCACTTTCGTTATCAAGTTTTTGTCCTAAGTCAAATAGTTTCTGAGTCTCTGCATTTACTAAGAATGCTGAACCACTTGAGCCATCTATCTTTTGATTTATCCAAGGATTAAATATACTTGGTTTGTTTTGTGCGTCTTGTGTAACTACTACTTCTGTATTACTACCTACTGTTTTAGGGTTGTTTTGTACTCCAGGTATCTGTGGTGCTTTAGATTGACTAGCTGTATCAGGGATACTACTCTCTGCATACTCTGATGCAAATGCTAAGATACTAATTGAATCTACGGGTAGCCCAAAGTCCTCTCCTAAGATAGCGTAGGTAGTTTGTTGAATAGACCACTTGCTTACGTTAGAAGGATACCCTTGTTTAGAACTATACAAAGTACTTGTAAACTTATCTTGAGTTCTGTACTTCTTATTCTTAAAGTCAATGATGTGTACTTTACCTTCAGGATCTACTGCTAAGATATCCATTGCACCAGCTACACCTTCATAGCCAGTTTCTTCTTTTTCTTTTTCAGTAAACTCACGGTGTACAATCAATCCTTCAGTAAACAACTTCCATCCTTGTGCATTTAATTCCTCTTTAACTTCTGTAAGTTCTGCTAATAATTCGTCAAACTGTTCTTGAGTAAAGTTAATCTTATACCCAGTACCTCCTTTAAGAGATTTGCCCATACGTTCAGCTTCTTTAATGTAATCAGCTAAAGAGTTTATTTTATTACCTCCAAGTACATCACGACCTATAATATCAAGTAAGTTACCTACAGCTGCTCCCATCTCCATGTTAACAATAGAGTCTTCGGTAACAACACTAGTATCTCCTAAGGCTCGTTTAACAAAATTAGATTGTCTTTCATAACGTTTACCATTAATAAGATAACCTTGTTTACTTGGGTCAGGAATCTTTTTAGAGTCAGCAATCATTTTTTCAACAGCAGCAATTGTAGTTGCTTGTGTTGGTGGGATGTTCTCACTTATAACTTTTGCTTCTTTAGCTTGAGCAAATTGAGTAGCTTCACTTGGGGCTTGTTCCTTTATAGATAAGTTCTCAGTACTAAACTCAAGTGCATAGTCTGTATTCTTAGTTATAGTAGAACCATCAGGTTGTTCAATAGTAACTACTCCTTTACTTACAGACATACCTTTTACAGGAGCACTTACTTTTACTCTGTCTCCAGCTACTATCTTTTGTCTTAGCCCGTTAAACTGTTTCTGCGTTTCTGTAGGTTCTGCTTTATATTTAGCAGTAGGCAAATAAAATGCTAGAGATTTATCTCCTGATTCATTTCTGTTACCGTCCTCTCCGTACTTCTGCACATTGCCATTATTATCAAGTACAGTAAACAACAAAGCATTTAAATCAGTAAATTGAATAGGTCTAGTTCCTAAGATAGGATACTTAAGTCCAATGATTTTGTCTTTAGTTCTATCTACTTTTAACCAAAGTGTTTTGCCATCTTCCTTCCCTTCCTCTACTGCATATAACAATATTCCATCTTTACTTACTACTTTAACTTTAGCAAACTTACGCCCATCTGCCATCTCAATTGATACTGCTCTGTTTTTGTTAAGAGCAATTAGTTCTTCATCACTAGCATCTAGTTTTTCTTTTCCTTTTTCCGTAATATCAGACTGAGCAGCTTTGTTAACAATAATCTGATCAAACATATAGTCCAATACACTTTGTCTTAAGAATCCGTTAGGAAACAAAGACATAAATTCTGCACGTAACTCTTGTAACTTCTGTTCTCCAACAGCCAAACTAACAGCTTCATTAAAAACTTTTTCTAAACCTGCAAGAGTTTCTTCTCCAAGAACTTCATCTATCATAGTAAATAAATCTACTATGGCGGTGTTTACATCTTTCTTGTCTCTAATCTCTTTGTTTAATCCAAAAATAATTGCTTCTTGTATCTCGTAACTAACAAGATTAACAGAGTCTTTTTTACTAGTAGGTCTGAACATAGGAGTAGTAGAAGATATTTGTGTCTTATCTGCTAACTCATCTTTTTGATTCTCTGTAGCAGGAGGCGTAACAACAGGTGTTGGAATAACTTCAACTACAGGTTCTATAATTGGATCTACAACAACAGGCTCTACTGTAGTTAAATCCTCAGCCGCATTTTCAATTGCTTCAGTACTTGCAGGAACATTCTCAGTCATACGAGCCAATTGATACAGATTAAACATATGCGTATAATCGGATTCATTGACTGGTTTGTTTTCTGCTATCTCTGCCATCTGAGATAAAGTCTTTGCAATCTCTTGATTAGATTTACCTAAGACTTGCATTACTGCAGCCATCATAGCTTGAGCTCCTTTGATATCAGGATTCATTGCCATCTCTGTTATTAAAGCACTAATGATTCTAGAACGTTCTTTAGGCAAATCAACCAAAGTATCTACTTCTCCTGTAATTTGATTCTCTACAACTTCTACTTGTTGCTGCTCTACTATACTTTCTAGTAGACTTAAGTTACTAGTAAAAGAATCAGTAATGTCTTCTGGAGTAAGTTCTGGAACTGTTACTTCTTCAATAGCATCTACATTTCCCAAACCATCTAAAGATATTTCTTCTCTTTGAATTTGTTGGGCATTTTCTTCTTTCTTAACTGCGGCATCAATCTCATTTGATGCTTTCTCAATTTCTTTTTGATTTCTTCCTAAGTATAAACCAAAATCTTGTAGGTCAAATAATTCTGAACCTCTATCTTGGCTAGTCTTAAACCCAACTTTTTTAACTGCTGCAAACTTTTTAAATATAAGATCACTAAACTTCTCTTGTTGTTCTAGTGACATATTTGCATTGAGAGCCCCATGCTGTAAAACTTGAGTTAAAACAGAATCATACTTTTCTACTTTTGTTTGTAGATCAGACAGTTCATCGTCTATTCTTTCTGCTAAATCCTCAAACATATCTTTTTGAGAATCGTTCAAATCTGAAATAGTTTTATACTTAACTCTCTCTGCAGCGCTATCAGCAGTAGTAGTTGTACTTTCTCTTGTATTATCAACAGTAGCTCCTCCTTCAGTTTGCTCCAAGTAATCTAAGAAATTATCAATAAGATTTTCTTTATCTTGTTTTACTTGCTCTAAACTTTGTTGGGTTTGTCCTGTAATATGATAATACATATCCATACCATTTTCAGGATCTAACATGGATTGTACTACTACATCTATAGCATCTTCTCCCGTCCTTACTTCTGACAAATCTAAAGGCGCTGCTTCTCCTGTGGAAGTAACAGCATTGATGACTGGATTATAAGTTCCTCTATCTAAAGCAATTTGTTTTCCAGATGCTCTATCTTCAGAAACTTGTATTAAAGCATTACGATATTCTTTTAAAGCACTAATGCGAGTCTCTGGAGCTTTCTGTTGAATAGCACGTGCAAGTTGATTGTCTGCGTTCTCAATAGACTCAGATAATATTTGTGTAGTAGATGAAAACTTAGCAGTCTGAACTTTAGCTGCAATAGTGTCATTGACTATCTGAGTCTTTTGATCATCAGACATACTCTCAAATACTGACACTTGTCTTTTATACTTATCAATTCTTTTAGTCGCTTCTTCAGACTCAGCAAGTAATGCAGTGCGTTCTTCATCTTTTATAACAGCATTGTCCTTACCCAACTTTTCTTCAATACCTCTTACCTTAAGTACTTGTTTAAAATAATCAAACTGTTTATCCTCATCATTAACTAAGTCAGAAGTAAACTTAGCAGCATCAGGGCGTCTCTTTAAATTTTGTACACCAAACTCATCTGCAACTGAAACTAAATCTTGAACTCTACTTAACATGTTAGTAGCCTGTTCCTGATTAATCTCACCTGCTTTGAATGCTGTATTGATTTTGTTCTTGTAGTAATCCGAGTTAATCATCATGTCATACATTGCAGAATATTTTTTATTCTCAGTGTATATTTTCATCTGATTACTAGCACCTGCAGAAGGAACAAAAAATCCTCCAGCAAAAGCATTTACAATACTATCAAAACTTAACTCAGTAGGGGCTTCCTGTCGATAGTTAGCATAACTAGTCTTAGCATCAATTACACCATTAACAAGTTCTGAAAATACTTCTTCTGTACCTTCCCCTGCACCACGTGACGCATAGAATCTACCTGCTGCTCCTACTTTACCAAAGAGTTCTGCAGAGTTACGAGCTAGATAATTAATTGACTTCTCTGAAAACTTATCTCCAAGTACTCCAGAGTACAATGCACGGTATTGGTCAAAGTTACCTATCCAACTTTTTGCTCCTGCTTTTCCTAAAAGACTTTTAAACCCAGTTCCTTTTTCAGCAAAGTCATCTAGGTATCTAATGTTAGGAATAATATTCTCAGCAATAAGTTCAATACCTGTACTTAGCAAAGCTACATTGGTTGCAATGCTACGTGCATTTTTAACCCCTTGCATTTCTAATCTTTCTAAAGTTCTATTGTATTGTTCTGGATACATTACTGTAGCCATACCTAAAGCAGAAGGAATACGATCTGCCAATGCTTCTTTCAAAAAAACATTGTTACTGTTTCTAAATGTATTACTCCAAGCAGCAGCTGTATTTCCTGTCTTTTGTAAGGTCAATGCAAACCTAGCAGCATTAGCTTCCCCTAGTAATGAAGCAGTAATCCCGCTAGTTAATCCAGTTTTTAAAAAACCTCCACCTACACTTTGAGCTATTCTACCTGCTCCTGAAAAAGCATATAGTTGTGGCAAAGTCTCAACTCCTCCCATTAAAACACCTTTCCAACTTAAATTCCAACCTGTAGGATTGTACCAACTTGCTCCTGGATCTGTCCAAAACATTGTTGTACTTAAAATAGTTTTTCCTGCTCTTAAACTTGCTTTCTCGTCAATTACATCAGGAACTGCTAAACGTTGCCTCATATAATTATAGAATTGGTCTCTATCGTTATAACTAGCACTCTTAGGAACTCCTAAAGTTTCATTCAATATTGTTTGGTCAGTAAACTTTGCAATATCCAGCCCTAATTTAAGACTTGACCCCCATAATCTTTCTCTAGCTTCCTCCCAATAAGCTCCTGTTTGAGTTTTACTAAAGTCTGCACCCATCATACTTAAAGCATAATCTTCTGTCCAAGAACTTTGTACTGGAGCATTTTTTAAATCATTCCATCTTTTTTGTTTATCTAAAAATAATCTTCGATCTTCCGCAAAACTTTTTATCAGCTCATTGTTTTTTAGCTTATCGTACTTGTATACTTCTGGAATTGTTTTGCTAAAAGCATCACTATAGTCTACTTGACTATCTAACTCTGCTAGTCGAGTTTCGTATTGCTGTTTGTCTTCTTTAGTAGACGTGCCCAGCATTTCTTTTTTATTGTAATTTAATTTTAAACTTTCACGTTCTTTAATTGACTTAATAGTTCTATTGTCTAGTTCTTCTGAAATTGATTGAGCAAACTTAATACCGCTAAAAATAAGATCATCTTTAGTATCGTTATATTTATAGTTACCTGTTTCTCTATTTCTAGTTTGGTCATACCCTTGCACTTTAGACATACCTTCGTAAGATCTACTAAGGTCTAAAGCTTCTGTGTTATTTTTTACAAAAGGGTCTTCTAAGGTAAACCCTTGTTCTCTTCCTGCCGTAGTTGACTTTTTTGAATATTTAGTAGGATTAGTGAAACGAATATAATCTTGGTAGCTTTCAAATCTTCCTGACTCTACTAATATCTGACCAAGTCCAAATGCACTCTTATCTAATCCATATTGTTTTTGCTGTTGCTCAAAAAACTTTTCTTTAGATAACTGTGGATTAACCTTTGAAGCTTCTTTATATCTAGTATCAATTACGTCTAAAACTTCATTAGCTAACATAGCATTAGCTCTTTTATTATATACGCTAGATAGTTCTTCTTTTA